CTTGAGTATAATGCGCTGATAGGCTCCGCACGGACGTGTTTTCCACGAGTTGCGACAACCTCAACTATCTTAATGTTTGGTCTAACCGTGTGAAGTGTGTGCCGCACCATGTCGCCACCTTGGTTTCGCTCAACGACAATGGCATCTGCCTCGTATCGGTCATACGTTGCTATGGCTCTCTCAGCCCACTGGCGGGGCGAGCCTTTCATTGTCACGTCGTCCAAGAGATAGCCGCGCTTGTCTTCGCCGATGCCGCCGACTGTTATGCCGTGCTCGTCAGACCCGCTCTCATTCGATATAGCAGGATCAACACTTACCAATACCCTGTTCATCAGAGGCGCTTCGTCTCTGCGGTTCTCGTGAATGTTCGTCATGTTGAATATTGCATTTGCAGCCATTGGCATGTGTTCACCAAGCCAGACGTGTGAGTACATATCTGGCAGGTTGTTATAGTCGTGCTGACGCTCTTGCTCCAACGTGTCAGGGAAGAACTTGTTCTCGTCGTAATTGACTTTCCGAATGATTGCATTGTCAGGCGGGGTTGGGCCTCGGAAGAACCTATCGACCGGGTCAGCGGCAAACCTTGGATTCCAACTGAACCAAATCTCAGAACCCTCTGACCTTATCGTCGGCCTGAGTAATCGGAGTGATGTCTCGCTGAGAGTTGCAGCCTCTTCAACCCACGCAACATTGAAACCTTCCAACGACGCGATAGAGTGGGAGTTGTGCTGGTTCATACCTTGGAAGATGATGACCCCGTCGCCCGGTGTTATGATACGGTCCTTTTGGATGTCGAACTTGTCTTCCATACCCATGGCTGCAATCTTGTCTTCGATCAGACGCTTGGCTGATTCTTGCAGAGACTTCTGCACCTCTCTGATGCATACGCCTCTGAACCCTTTTGTGCCACCAGCGTTCCCAACCATACATTCTGCAAAGAAATGTGACTTGGCGCTACCCCTGCCTCCGTACATCGCTTTGTAGCGTGAAGGGCCGACTAAGTCGTGTGCGAAGTCGTAAGCTCTACCTATTTCGTAGGCCATAGAACTACTGGTCCTCCGTCCTTGCCTTGAAGCTCATGGATTTGCTTCTCAGACCAGCCGCAACGTGTTTTCATCCAAAAGATCAAAGCTGCTGTGTCACCGTTCTTTGCCTTGTTGAACAATGCAGCGCCCATGATTGCGTTGGCTTCGTCAGCGCCAAGGTCTAGCTCGTCACGGTAATGCTTGCGCAATGTCTTAGGGTCAATGTCCAGCTTTCGAGCAACACGCTCTTGCTGAAACCCTAGTCCAGTCCATTGCCTGACCAGCTTCTTAGTCTCATCCGTTGGCTTGTGGCTTGGCTTTGTGACACGTTTTACGGGCTTCTTTGCCATCATTCTGCCTTTATAGTCGGGAATTTCTCACCCGTTGCTTCGTTTATAGCATCTTTCCCGGTGAAATCACACCAGCGTTTTATAATCACGTCGCAGTACTTGGGGTCTAGTTCCATGCTTCTATTTTCTCGGCCTGTTTTCTCGCAAGCAATTAATGTTGTGCCGCTTCCTGAAAATGGCTCAAAGACAATTCCTGTATTCTTATTCACTAGACCGATGGCTTTCTCTGGCAAAGCAACGGGGAAGCAAGCCTTGTGATTTTCTTGCTGCGACCCAGTGTTGCTGATCTCCCAGAAATTGCTTACGACATTCTTTAAATTAAGACCCTGCTTGTTTGTTGAAAATATGTATACAGGCTCCCAATCCCTCATCAGGCAGCCCTTAAACGGAATTGTACTGCTTTTTTTCCAGCAAATTTGCTCCACAAGAAAATCAATTCTGTCTTCGATCTGTTTGATATACTCATTGCGGGAATTAGCGTTATAGCTAACATTCCAGAATACAAATCCATCCGTATTCATAAAGCAAACTTCAAGAACGTCTTTTGTAAATTTAATATATTGCTCTGAACCTAGATTGTCCGAATAACCATCAGCGTACAGCTTCTTTGATTTCCTCTTATTGAAGATATCGCCATCACCAGCTTTCGTATTCGCGTTATAAGGCGGGCTTGTAAACACCATATCGGCTTTAACGCCGCCCATCAGCTTATCAACCGCATCAATGCTAGTCGAGTCCCCACACATCAAACGATGCTTACCTAACACCCAAATATCGCCCTCAACCGTTACTGGAACGTCAGGGACTTCCGGCACCGCGTCCTCGTCGGTCAGCCCTTCGGTTTCTTCATTGAGCATATTCGCCATCATGTCGTCGTCAAAACCCATCAACGAAAGGTCAAAGCCTTCTGCGTCCAAGTCTTTCATCTCAACTGATAGCAGGTCCATGTCCCACCCTGCGTTCTGGGGCAGTTGATTGTCTGCAAGGACATATGCTTGCTTCTGAGCTTTAGTCCAACCTGTCGCTGCCATTGTAGGAACTTCATCTATGCCAAGTTTCTGCGCTGCTAGTACCCTGCCATGACCTGCAATGATGCCGCCTTCTTCGTCAATCAATACAGGCGTAGTCCATCCCCATTCTTTAATGCTGGCCGCTATCTGTGACACTTGCTGCTCGCTGTGCGTTCGTGAGTTGCGAGCATACGGAACAAGTGAGTCTGTTTTTCTTCGCTCTACTTTGTCCGCTGGCCATATGTTATTTTTGTGTTTCATTTTATCCTGCTATTTTGTTGATTTACTTCCAGCGCACTTCCACCGCTTACGACTAAGACGCAACGGGCTGTTTGGGTTCTTTGCTGCCTTGGGGTGGTCCTTCATTTGACCAGCCGATCTTGCGCAGTATGAGTTGCCTTTTGCAGTTCCCGGCTTTACCCGTGCGCCACCACCTTTGGCTTTGCCAGCTTGACCGTAACTGACTTTTTTACCAGAGGCTGTGACTTTGACTTTGGCTTTGCCTTTTGCGGGTTTTGTTGCCATCGTTATTTCTTTTTCTTTGGTGCTGGATTAGCTGTCTTGGCTGCTGCCTTGAATGACTTAGCCGTTGGCGCACCTTTAGAGCCGGGCTTGCGCATCCGCTCTGGTGTCTTCCCCGCAGCTTTTTGAGCTTTAATCCGTTTCCGTTTCGCGTGGATGTTGTCGTATAGTGACATTTATTTATCCTCCGTTCTTTCAAGTCGTTGACGTACTAATCTAGCATAGCCTTCAACATCGCGCCAGTGGTCGATCTCGTTGTTGTTCCCTGCGATTATACGCCCTATTTTTGACGCAATAAGGTCAAGTGCTTCACGTTGTTCGTTTGGCAGGTCAACCTTTGATTGATTGATCAGCGTTTTGATGGTTTGTGAAATAAATGCCACCTCAGTAAAATCCCCATGTGTTTTTGCTCGCTCTTCAAGTGTTGCTATGATGTCAGTCACTGATTGCCCTTTCTATTGCTTCTTTGATCATCATCCTACGCCTGCCCCAAAGTTCAAGGTTCTCGTAAAGCTCTGCCCACGCTGGGAAAAACTTACTCGACCTGCGTATCGTCATCAAAACGTATTCGACAACGTCTGACGGGTATTCTTCCAAGTCCTCAACATATATTGCGATTATAGCAGCCTTATCCATGTCGTCCATGTTTCGCATCGGCATTGTTAAGATCATTTTTTGAACCAGCCGCGCAATATCCCTCTTGGCCATTGGTGAACAAGCTGCAATCGCTTCGTCTAAATGCGTCATGTCAGCATTAGCAATATCAAATCCCACAACATCGTGCGTGTCACTCCCACCCCATACGGGCTGCAACTTCATCCCCGATTTCAAATATGCTTCGAGGCTTTTTGTTATCTCTCCCGGCGTTGTCATGGACGATCTGTGCGTGGTCGTCGTCGTAACAGCCTTGGTTGAGCCATGTGCTAGGGTGCTTAATGTATTGCGTTGAAGTTCCTGCATCTCTTATCTCCTGATTGTAGGCTGCGACACCTTTGGTTAATTGCTCGATTGTGACACCAGACTTGATGGCGCTGTTGAATGCTTTCTCTGCTGCCTTCTTGCCAATCTTACGAGGGTAAGAATCATACCATTGAGAAAATTGAGTTGGTTCTGAAATCCCTGGTATATTCTTACCTTCTTCCATTATACCCTTATTACCTTCTTTAGATGTGGTTACTTGTTGGTTATCTGTTGGTTGTTTGTTGGTTACGTGATGGTTATCTTGCTGGTTATCGTCTTGGTATTTATCCCAGCAACATATTGATATTATTGAGAATTTGTTTGTTGAGTTGATGGTTATTTCGTTGGTTGATAAAAGCTTATCTAAGGCAGTGCGAACTTGCTGCTCTGACATGCCAAGCTGTGCAGCCAACGCTGTGCGACCAGCAACAACAGACCCGACA